TTCCTCTTCCTCAACCTCATCCTCATCCTCTTCTTCCTCTTCCTCTTCCTCAACCTCTTCTTCCTCAACCTCTTCTTCCTCTTCCTCTTCCTCTTCCTCTTCCTCTTCCTCTTCCTCTTCCTCTTCCTCTTCTTCATTTACTTTTTTGATATATTCCGAGGCATTATCAGTTTCTTTCCATTTATCAAAGCAATCTTCACATCTATCTGGTTCACCCAAATCCGTATATATTTCATATTCTTCTTTAGATATACCGATTTCTTCAAAACAATCACCACCAGTTTTATTACAATCATCACATTCAAACGTGTTGGGATTGGAAGGTAATAACATAGTCTCACCATCATCAGTATATACAATATCTCTAGTAGTAGTTGTTACCTTTCTTTCTGCAGAGTAAGATCCTCCTACTGGAATTCTAGTTACTTCATTTGTTTCAGTATTTTCAACATCAGATTCATCATCAGATTCATCCTCAGTTTCATCATCATCATCATCCTCAGATTCATGATTTAAATGATGAATAGATGAATTTTCTATTTTTTTAATTAGAGACGAAACTTCTGTAGAAGAATTATATGAATGTTTTTCATTAATTTCTAAACTAATTGGGTTAGATTTTAAAAGATCAATTTCTTTCTTTAAATCTACTATTTCGAAATTTTGTACACGAATTCTTTCATGTAAAGTAATCATATCTTCGCGTTTAGATTCTTTATCGATTCGAACTTTACAATGTTCATTTTCTATTGATAATTGATCCATTTTAGATTTAGCGTCATTAACATAATTAATATGTGATGTTTTCAAACTTTCTAGACTATTATTTAACATGTTAATTTTACCATTTAATTCTACATTTTCATTATAAATTTGTTTTACAATTGGTAAATTGCACATATGATCATGTGAAATTTTAAATATATTATAATTTTGTATTATACTACTAATCATTTGATCACAATTAGCTTTAATAACTTGTTCTAAATCTTTCATCATTGGTGTGTAATCAAAATCAGGTATAGGTAACTTAGTGCATGGATTTTCATTTGACATATAATATTTAATATTATATATGTTTAATATGATTTAAAAAATATATTATGAGAAAATATATATGGACTTGAGTAATTCAAATGTATCTGAAAATGTAATAATAGATTTAAGTAATTCAAATGTATCTGAAAATGTAATAATAGATTTAAGTAATTCAAATGTATCTGAAAATGTAATAATAGATTTAAGTGCTAATGAAATAAGGAAACAAAAATATATTGAACAAAAGGAGCAATATATAAATAGAATAAAGATAGAATCTGTAAATATGATTTGCAGACAAACAGATTATACAGAAGAAGAAGCAAGAGAGAAATTAGAGAAAAACAATTACAATTATAAGATAGTATTAAATGAATACTTTGGAATTAAAGAATCACATGTAATTGAGAAAACAACTAATCAACAAATTTATGGAGAAATAAGAAATTTAATGGATGACGGAGCGAGAAAGTTTAGAAAAGAAAAAGAACAAGCAGAAGCATATGAAAAATATATGGAAAAAGCCAAATTCAATGAAAATGTTAAATAATAATAAAAATTAAATTAATTTATATATAATAAATTTAATTTTTAGATATTCCAAGATTATCTAAAATAGATGTTTTTTTATTCATAGTCTTACGTTTTAATTTAAGTGAAGAGTTTGTAGGAATAGTTTTTTTATTTAATATAAAATCAGAATTATCTTCATATAATTCTGGGAAAACATTAGATAACGGTTTTTCAACAACAATTAATAATTGTTCGTTATTAAAAAGTTCTCTGTATTCTTTAATAGATAATGTACCATAATATTTATCTAATAAATAATAAGGATCTGGTGCAGGTTTGATATTTTTGTTATAATTATAAATTTTACCATAAACATGATTTAATAATTGGTATCTTTCAAATTTGATCGATGAATCGATTTTTTCATTCATTAAATGTGCAACTCCACATTGTGGACTACAAAAACATCCATAAACTTGATATGAATCACGAAATTCATTCTTAGGAATAAAAATAGGAGGATTATCAAAATCATATGTACACCAAAAGCAAGCAGATCTTTTATCGGATATATCATTTTTATGTAATTTGAGTTTTAAATTATTTAATTTTTTCCATATATGTTTAATATTATTATCATCATCATCATCATCATATTCATTATTTTCCGATTCGTCCTGATTTGAATCGTTATTTGATATGTTATAATTAGCATTATCTAAAAAAAAATCATTATTGTTATTATCAAAATTAAAACTTTGAATATTTTCTATATTTGGGTCATATTTTAGTGAGGTATATTTAGTGTCATTAATGTCTTTCAATGAACACTTAAGATGTAAAATAATATTTGGTTCAGAAATATCTTGATTTTCTAAATTAATATTTTGTTGAATAATTTTACCACCTTTTGGTTTTCTACCTCTTTTTTTAGGAGCAGGTTTTACTTCTTCTACAACGGGAGGCGTAACATCTGTATTAGCATTAGCCTTTTTTCTTCCTCTTTTCTTCTTTTCGGGTAGTTGATTAGTACTCATATACTTAGATAAATGAGATTTAATTTAAATAGTTTTGTTTTATTGTTTATTAATATAACATTTACGACATAGAGGAATGTATATATCTTTACTTCCAATTACTATTTGGGTTTTTTGCTGGATAATTCGATGACTAAATATAGCGTTATTATTACATTCATGACAACTAGCATGTAATTTTTCTACTGTGTCTGAAAATGGAATAAGATCAAGTATATTACCAAATTTATTTCTTTGAAAATCTCCATCTAAGCCAAATATATATACATTTTTTCCATATTTTTCTACCAAATCTTTACATAGGATTAAATCTGGAAAGAATTGAGCTTCATCAATAAGAATTGATTTACATGAATTTAAAGTAATATTTTGTTCTTTGATAAAATTTTCAATTGAATTATATTTTAGACATTGAATTTTATCTTGATTATGAGTACTAAGTTCGTCAATTGAATATCTATTTTCCTTACTATGTGTTAAAACAACAACATGTTCATCATTGTTAGTTTGAGTGGTATAACATTGAATAAGTTTAGTGGATTTACCAGCAAACATAGAGCCAATATATATATGTAAAGAGCCGCTATTACATGCATTCATATTTTTTGATACTTGGGTTTCCATTATTATAATATTAATATTCAATTTTATTTAAATAAAACTAAATATATTTAATTAATATGAGTAAATTTACACCTTGGGTGGAAAAATATAGACCTTCTTCTTTTAATGATATAGTATTTGATCCTCTAAATAAACAATTATTAGAAAATATAATAAAAAATAAATGTTTTCCTAATTTATTATTTTATGGACCACCCGGTACAGGTAAAACAACAAGTATTATTAATTTAATAAATGCTTACCATGATAGTGTTAATTGTAAAAATTTAATGATACATCTAAACGCTTCTGATGAGCGAGGAATAGATATTATAAGAAACCAAATAAATAGTTTTGTAAATTCTAAAAGTTTATTTAATGACGGAATGAAATTTGTAATATTGGACGAAGTGGATTATATGACTAAAAATGCTCAAATTGCTCTTAAATATTTACTACAATCATATAAATCAAAAGTAAGATTTTGTTTAATTTGTAATTATATAAGTAGAATAGATGAAGCACTACAAAATGAATTTGTAAGATTAAGATTTAACCAATTACCTGAAAATGAAATAATTAATTTTTTGAATAATATTAATACATGTGAAAAGTTAAATTATACCAGTGAAGCGTTGTTGGCTATTCAAAAACTATTTAATTCTGATATACGTAGTATGATTAATTATATGCAATCGAATGAAAAAATAATAAGTAATGAAAAAATAATAAGTAATGAATTATGGAATAATTTAATAGATAGAATAAAAAAAAATGACTATAAAGAAAATATAAAATATATAAATTCATTAACATTAGAATATAATATTGAAAAAAAAAATATTATTAAGAATTTTTTAAATTTTATAATTAGAAATAAAAAAGAATATGTTAATAGTGAATTTTTATTGTTTATTGAAAATGTGATGCATATTCCTGATTTAAATATAGAATATATGTTACCTCATTGTTTAATAAAACTACATAAATTTTTTACACAAAACTAGAATACCTATCTGCTTCGGTGTTTTTTTTATTGATAGATAATATTCTCTCTTCTTCCTCATGTTTACTAGTAAAATGCATATAAGATTTTTTAATAATTTCATTTATTTTTTGATTGGATAATTGATGTAAAATATCAATAAGTTTTTCTTCTAGTCTTTTATCAAATATTTTATGATGTGTTTTATTTTCAGTATGTAATTCAACTCTTTTTATATTTCCTGCTTCATCTTTAATCTGAATTAAATAATCTACAAATGAAGTTAATGTTTCAGTTTTTACTTCAATTTTGGGTTTAGTATAAAACAATGTATTTGTCGGTATATCTAAACATTGGTATTCCATAGTAGATATATAGACTTGATAGTCATTATTTAAAATACAACTACTAATAACAAATGCAATATTTTCAGCTAGATGTTCTTTAACAAATCCGTTTGCAGAAAGCACAGGAAAATGTAAATCTTCTAATTGTCTACAAATTCTAGTAGCAATACTTTCTCTCAATTGATTATAAATATCTTTTTTTAAAGAAATATACCATGTTTGTAATGATCCCTTAAGAGGTAAATGATTTTTTAAATGTGACTCTATTTTACTTAAAATAGAGTCAGCTAATTCTAAAGAATAAAATGTGTTTTTAAAACACGCATAACAACATAATCCGCAACAGTTACCCATGATTTTTTGTAATTGAATTTATTAACAATATATTAAATATATTCAATTTTATTTAATTTTTAAAGGAAAATGATTTATTTTTATTTTTTTCTTCAGTAGGACTATAATAATTATCCATTCGTTTCATTAATTTTTCCATAAAACTATTTGGTGGTGACATCTTAGAAGGGTCAATAAAATTTTGATTAAGACTTAACTCTTTACAATTTTCAAATGATCGTGTTTTTTGAATAGGAACAGGAATTGTTTGTCTTTCATGAATGAAGGAATTCATTTTATTTATTATAAATAAAGAAAATAATTGAATCTTTTAAATTAAATTAAATATATTTAAACAAAACAATATAGATACTAATAGTATGGATAATATTGATGATGATTGGGAAAACTTTTTACAAAATGATGATATAAGTATAGAAGATGAAGAAAAATATTCTAGTGTTTTAAAAAATAATATTATTGATTCACAAATGAATAATGAAAGCAATATTCCTAAATGTTCTGATATATATATTTCTACACAAACTAAAATATCATACCTGAATAAAAATAATATAAATATAAAAGATATATTTTGGAAGATTCCTATATTGAATTATAGTATTCCTAAAGACGGTGTTATAAAAAAACAAATAAAATATTCTTCAACATCACTAGAAGAAGTAACATATATAGAAGAACAATTAAAAAATATAAATTGTTATGAAGAACAAATTATAGAACATATAGACAATCCAGAGGGTAGAATTAAATATAAAGATCAAAGAAAAATAAGTATTGGTGTTTGTAAAAAAGATTTGTTAAGTTATAGAAGTAAAAAGAAACGTGCTTTCTTTAATTGTTTTGTATTGATAATACGTCTATTTCATAACAATGAGTTCAAGGAAATGCATGTAAAAGTATTTAATACCGGAAAATTAGAAATTCCAGGAATTCAATCTGAAGTAATTTTAATTAAATTATTAGATTCGTTGGTAAATATTTTAAGACCATTTCTGGGTTCAGATACAAACTATATAAATGAAAAAACCGAAACTGTATTAATTAACTCTAATTTTAATTGTGGATATTTTATTGATAGAGATAAGCTACATGATATTTTAAAATATAAATATAGAATAAATAGTAATTTTGATGCATGTTCTTATCCAGGAATTCAATGTAAATTCTATTACGATAGAATAATAGAAGGTGAACAAGACGGACAACAACCAAAACACAAAGATTATTATGAAGTATCATTTATGATTTTTAGAACTGGCAGTGTATTAGTAGTTGGAAGATGTTGTGAGAAAGCATTAAATTATATTTATAATTTTCTAAAAAATATATTAGAAAATGAATTTATTAATATTATGTCATCACTAGAAGATAATTCCACAATAAAGAAATCTAGAAAAAAGAAAATTAGAAAAAGAATAATTTCTTTTGATTAATTTATCAAATAATTAACAATTTTACATATAGAATAATTTTTTAATTTGTCTATTTCATCATCTATAATTAATTTATTATTAATATTTGTTACAGATATATTTTTTTTTAATATTTTTTTACTCATGAATATAATAATATTTAAATAATTATTCAATAAAAATGGTTTCTGATAATTTTTATTTAGTATTTCAATAATTTTATATAGATCAGTTAATTTATTATCGAAATCATTACTATTTAATTTAAATTGTATTAAACTTTCAACAATATTATAAAATTTCGTAAAAACAGTTTTTTGTAAATTAGGTAATAAATTATCATTAAATTCTAAATGTTCAATATATTTAATTAATATCAAATTATAAATATTGACAAAGTGATTCAATCGTTTTATTTTTTGCTTTGTTTCATCACTTTCAATATATTCTTTTCTATATTCTTGATTTACATCAAAAATAGTTTTTTTATAACTGAATAATGTTGCATCTTTAGAACTTAATTTTAAAAAACTGTGATTATCATCACTAATTTGAGTAATAAATTCTATATAATATAATATTGATTTTTGAGTATGATAAATAGTCAAATCTAAATTTTTAGTATACAATAATAAAAAATTATAAATATAGCTTACATTTTTTATAGCAGTAATTAAAATATATTTTAAATATACTTCTTTTTGAATATAAATATTATCCGTTGCTATTTCAATTAGTTCATGAATCAATCCAATATACTTCAAGAATAATATACATTCATTTTGATCTATTTGATCATTGTAATTTTCAACATTATTTAATAAATTATTTTTCATATTAATAATAATTTATATTAAAATTGAAAATATAATACTTATTAATATTTTTAATATAATAAGTATTTAAAGAAAAATATATAAATCTTTTATATAAATGAGTGCTTTAACACAATCAACTGACCAGCAATATAAATTGCCATCACACACATGTTTACAACATGCATTTAAATTAGCTATCGTTGAAGATAAGGAAATTAAATCCGACTATTGGACTGATTCACTTGATAAAAAAGTAATTATCGGTGTTAAAGGAAATCAAGAGAAATTATTAGTAAAAAGTGAAGATGAATATACTAGTCCTATTGCTAAAATCTACAAAGTAGAAAAGGAGTATATTATTGTTACTGAAAATTCTATTTACTTAGTTTCTGCTGAAATTGACTCAAGTAAAATTTCATAAATATATTTGTAACTCATTTAAAAATATATTTATAACAAATAAATGTACCAGGCTTTGCCGTCGTACCTTACAATCAAGGAATCCACTATTCACGGTTTAGGGTTATTTGCTAAAGAAGATATTCCAAAGAATACACTTTTAGGACTAACACATATTAAATATCAAAATGTTGAAGATAATTATATTAGAACTCCAATAGGAGGTTTTTACAATCATAGTAATAATCCTAATTGTTATTCTCATTTCTCGAATGAATTATTAGAAATGTATCAAGGATCTGTTGTGGCATTTAATAATAGTCATAATATTGAAAATCCACAATATAGATACTTAGTTTCTATAAGAGATATTCAAAAGGGTGAAGAAATTACAAGTACATATAATTTGTACAAAATTAAATAATATTTATAAAATATATATGAGTTCAAATAACTATAAACCTGGTGGTCAAAGAAGACTTATCTTTACTGGTAATGTAAATACTAGTTTGTTTAATAAATACCAATCTGGTCAAGGTATTGGAGGTTTAAACGCATCTGTCAGAAGAGCAAAATATAGAAAAGCTCCTTCACCATCATTGACTATGACAGAATTAGAACAGGATTTTAAAATAAGACAATCTGGTCGAATAATTCCTAGACCTAAACGCATATGTGGTTGTATGTTTCCAAATCCTTCTAATTTAGCCTTTCCATATTAACTTTTTTATATTATTATATATTAATATAATGGATATATTGATATATAATAGTGCTTTATCATCTTTATTAGTGCAATTTATTATAGGTATATTTTCTCTTTATGGATTAACTATATCACTTGATAAAGATAAACAAATTTTAAATGAAATATTATTATTAGAAACAGTTGTCCAAATTGTCGAGTTTTCTTTTTATGTTTGGTTAGTTTTTAACTTCTCTAATATTAAAGTAAATATTTCTCTCATCCGATATTTTGATTGGTTTATTACTACTCCTACTATGTTGTTTTCTACTATTTGTTTTTTTATATACCAAACTGATAAACCAGAAATATTAACACTTAGATCTATTTTTTATGATAATATTAACGTTATACTTCCTATTTTCGCTTTTAATGCTTTTATGTTGATCTTAGGATTCTTAGGAGAACTTAAACTAATTAAAAAATATTTGGCAACTATTTTTGGTTTCTTTGGATTAATTGGAGCTTTTTATCTAATATATAGAAATTTTGTTGGTGAAAAACTCATTAATAATTACTTATTTTGGTTTAATTTTATATTATGGTCTTTATATGGATTAGCATATATGCTTTCATTTAAAAATAAAAATATTTTCTACAATATTTTAGATGTATTTTCCAAAAATATTAATGGATTATTCATTCTAGCTTATATTTTATATGTTAAATATAATTAAAAGAATAATACATATAATTATATATTATGGGTTTTCTTAATTTTTATTGGAAAATACATAATTTTGTATTAGGATATTTTGCATTTATATGTCGTTATATTGACGAACATAAACTTGATATGCCTTTAGAAGATGTCATGAAATATACATCCGATAATTAAACAATTATAACTATCATTTATAATTGTTTAATACACACGTCGGGAATCGAACCCGAAGCAATTCCTTGGAAGGGAACTATGTTACCACTACACCACGCGTGTCTACGACAACCGCAGGACTCGAACCTACGCGGGAATTTCCCAGAAGATTTCTAGTCTTCCGCCTTAACCACTCGGCCAGGTTGCCTTCCAATAAAATACTTCTCATTATCTTTAAATTATTTTAATACTTAATTATATACATGATTTCTAATGAACAGTTAATTTTATTTTTTATTATTATGGCTTTTACTGAAATATCAGCTCAATTTCTTCTTAAGAAAGGAGCTGACCATAAATCACATCTTAACATTTATTTTATTTTAGGACTTTTAGCTATTCTTATAACATATATATTTTTATATTTTGTTATGAGAACAGGAAAACATATCTCTATAATTCATGCTATTCATCATACTTCTATAGCAATCGTTATAGCTATAGGTTCTTTCTTTTTATTTTCTCAAAAACTCGAACCTTTACAAATATTTGCTTTATCACTCGTTATTTCAGGAACTTTTATATTAGCTACATCTGATAATGGACATCATCATTAAATAAATTATTTTGATAATATTTTATAGAATTTCTCTCAACTTCTCTGTTTGTTCATCTGATAATGATTCTGGATATATTACATTAAATTTTATACCCAAATTACCCTTGTGGTTTTCTCTATCCATTCCAAAATTCGGTATCAATTTTACTATTCCATCTTTTATTAATTTTCCTTTTTCTTGTGTAAATCTTAAATTTTTTCCACTTATATGATTTATAATAAATTCAAATCCACATAACGACTCTTTTAATGTTATTTCTTTTTCTAATATTAAATTTAATCCATCTCTTTTGAAAATCGAAGTATTTTGTATTCCAACTATTATTTTTACATCACCTTTTAAATTACTATCCATCACATTTCCTCTTTCTCTTAATATAATTATTTCATTATTATCTATCCCTTTACTTATCGGTACGTAAATAGTCTCATTTTCACATTTTCTTATTCCATCTTCAAATAACCATCTTTCTATTTGCACTGGAATATGATCTCCTCTATATGCTTGTTCCAAACTTATTACTATATTTTTTACTATCGGAGGAGGTTTATTTAAATTATTTATATTAACTGGTTGACCATTTCTAAATACACGAATATTACCAGGCATAGGTCCTCCTCCTCCAAATGCCATACCAGGCATACCCCCCATATTCCCTTGAAAAAACATTTTCATTATATCATTTAACCCATCTCCAGGAAACCCTTGACCTGCAAATTCATTCCCCATAAAAGGATTCTGTTTTTGCATATCGTAAATCCTTCTTTTTTCAGGATCACCTAAAGTTTCATAAGCTTCTCCTATCTTTTGAAACTGCGCTTGTGACTCTGGACTATTGTTATTTTTATCTGGATGATGTTTTAGTGATAATTTTCTATAACTCTTTTTTATTTCTTCCTGAGTAGCCTTATTTTCTACCTCTAAGAATTTATAATAATCACTCATTTATTATTATATTAATACATTTACTTAAATACTTATTAACGAATATATTATATTAATGTCTATTCCATTTATTTATAAATATAAACCAACATCATTTCAAGATTTCGAAATTCAAGATGAAATTGTTCAAATATTACATACACTTATATCTATGAACAATTTAAATATTCTTTTTATTGGTCATTCTGGTTCTGGTAAAACTTCTATTATTAATACTTTGATTAAACAATATTATGGTAATTCTATCCCTTCTGATAATATACTTGAAATTAATAGTTTAAAAGAACAAGGTATTCAATATTATCGTACTGAAGTTAAAACTTTTTGTCAAACTAGATGTTCTATCCCCAATAAAAAAAAAATAGTTATTCTTGATGATATTGATAATATTAATGAACAAAGTCAACAAGTTTTTAGAAATTGTATTGATAAATATCAAAATAATGTCCATTTTATATCTTCTTGTTCTAATATTCAAAAAGTTATCGATAGCCTACAATCACGTAATATTATTATTAAATTAAAACAATTAACTTATCCACAAATTTCAAATATTCTTGAAAAAATTAAAATTAAAGAAAATATTTCTATTGATACAGATGCTCAAGAATTTATTATCTCGGTTTGTAACGGTTCTATTAGAATTCTTTTAAATTATTTAGAAAAATTCAAAATTCTTGATCAACCTATTACATATGAATTAGCTAATAATATATGTACTAATATCAGTTTTGTTATCTTTAATAATTATACTAATTATATTATCAATAATGAATTAACAAAAGCTATTGATACCCTTTATAATCTCTTTGATAAAGGTTACTCTGTTATGGATATTTATGATAATTATCTATTATTTATTAAATCAACTACACTAATTAATGAAACTCAAAAATATGAAATTATTAAATTACTTTGCAAATATATTACTATATTTCACAATATACATGAAGATGAAATCGAATTAGCACTTTTTACTAACAATTTATATCAACTTTTATCTAGTTAAAATATAAGATGAGTCAAATTTTTAAAGAAAATATGGATAAAAATCTTTTATTTAACTTTTTAGAACAAATATGTGATAAAACTGATAAATATTATGTTTTTGATTTAAACGCTTATAAAAGATCTCAAATACTAGAATTAACCTCTCCTTTTTGTCAATCTATTAAAAAATATTATTATGATTCCAAAAAATATTATGTTGAGAGAATACTTGATTATAATAAATTATCTACTATCATCAGACAAATTTGTAATTTTAATTCTATTTTATTTTCAACTAAAATTGTTTATAGTAAATCTAAATATAGCATTCCATACCACATTTATTTTTAATTATTAGAGAGATATTCAATTAAAAATAAATTATTTAAATCTTAGTGACCTATTTTTAGAATGTTTTTTTTTCCTTTTTGTTTGCTTCCTCCCTCCCATGAAAGAACCGAAAAAACCTTTATTCTTCCTCTCAACCTCTTTTTCTGCCTTCTTCTTGGCAAGAGCTGCCTCCTCTTCTGCCTTTTTTTTAGCAATAGCTACCTCCTTCGCCAATGCGTCACCTAGATCTCTAATCGTTTCAGAACCCTCAAATTTACAGGGATCTATATGTTTCAGTGTTATATTTTCATGTGAATAATAGATTGCAGATAATAAAAATTTATTTACATTATCAAAAGTCACCTCATATTTGACATCTTTCTCTTTGGCTATTCCTAAGTTAACTTTTAGATTTTTTTCTTTTTCTTCGTTGAATGATGGAAAATATACTTCTTTCTTATCTGAAATTAAATTTAAAATTAAACATAACATATAAAATATTTTTATTTTTTGAACTGAGAAATTATGATCATTCTTTAATTCTATTACATTAGTCCCCCTAGCAATACGACCTTTTGATGTATCGGGTACTTCGGCTAAATAAGCTAAAAATTTAGTTAAGTCTAAGGTTGTATCATCTCCAAAAATTATAGAGTTGTCAACAGCCTCGCCAGCAGCGAGAATCTTCGCACTTCTCTCAGCGAGAATATTCGCACTTCTCTCAGCGAGAATATCCGCATATTTAGCCTTCAATGCGCGTTCGATTTCCTCTCTCACCCTTCCCTCAGCTTTCATCTTTTCAATCTCAGCTGTAATTTCAGCCTTTTGCTCTTCTTTTAATGGATTTCTGTATTTAAATTCTGGAAAACTATTCTGGGGTATCATCAAAGTAGCAGCATCGGCATCAACAGGAGCAGCATCGGCATCAACAGGAGCAGCCTTAACAAATAAATAATACATTAATAATCCAAAATTTTTCATTATGACTTTATTTGGGTTAGAGATATCAGCATCGGTTAAAAAATTATCTGGATCAATAACAAATTTTCGAACATCTAATAAATTTATTATAAAGCTATCATCCGCAGCTCCATCATCCAAATAGTAGTTTCCAAATATTCTTTGTAAAATTTCTATCCCTATTTTTTCCAGTTCTATATGAATTGCGTTTGTTTGTGTGCTATTATCGACTATTCTTTTTAAAAAATATCCTAGCTCCATATTTTTAACGACATATTTATTATTCATTTTGAAAAGTTTTTCAAATATTCCACTACCATTACCATCCGCACTGATAAATTCATCACTAAATAAAAATTCCTCTACAGCTGTCATAGTATTTCCAATTAAATTTGTTTTTAATGTATTCAATTTATTCATGACAGTCGTGGCAGCAACAGCAGACTGTTCACTAAATATACAATTCAATATTTCATTTCCATTTAACTGTAAATAATCTTGTAAATCTGTAACAAAATTTAATAAATATTCTCTTCTAGATAATGGTAAAATATCATTGTCTCTGTTAGATAGGTACCCTTGGAGCCCCTCGCTAGGTACAATAGGATCGACATTTTTAATATTTTCATCTACAGATGTATCTAGTTCTACTTGACTAGGTTTAGCTGTAGTAGTAGTAGTATCAATAGGTTGATCTGAGTTATATTTAGAAAATCCAGTATAATTAATATCAAAATTTAATAGTAATAATTGTAATAATTCATTTGGTAATAATGAACTATATATTTGATTCATTATATCTGGTAGATCATATAGTACTTCTATTAGTATAATTCCTAATGTATTATCAAGGAGTCCCGCACCTCCTTTTTGAATTATATTCAATCCACCAGACTGGAGACTTAATCGTGGAGACGTTCTTGGTGAATTAACAGCAATTCTATAACTTTTTCTTTTCAATCCTTCAATTAATGAACCCTTTTTTTGTCTTTTATTTTTTTCCGTTCCTTGTAACGCTTTGATTTTTTCTAAGTTTCTCACCCTCTTAGCAGCAGCCTTTTCATCCTTATCAACTTGTTTTTTTTTCTGTTTTACTTCTTTCAGTTTTTTTAAATCTATATTTAATTTAAATGTGTTTTGATTTGAAATAGGTTGAGGCATATCTGCTACCGTTTCTGTAGGTATATTTTCTTTTATATCATTGAATATACTATCGAATTCCTCTCTAACTTGGTCTGAAGATGCTGATGTTGTATCTAGTTGCATTTGTGATGTGTTTCCACTTATTTGTGATTCAATTCTTTTATCTCGAGCAACTGAAATAATTTTATCTATTTCCTGGGTTAATTCAGGAACTTTTTTTTCAAATAATTGCTCAATCATATTAAAAATACCTTTAAAAAATAAATAGTCATTTTCAACTGTGGCGGCGGGTCTACCAGAACGCTTATCGGGTGTTGGAGTTGCGATATTTTCTTTTAGAACTCTATAATAATTTTTAATAAAGGTAGATTTATCTACTCCTTCTTCTGAAAGACCTTCCAAAAAATTTAATACAGTTTTATTTTTTTTATCTAGTATTGATAATGTTACTTTAACAATGTTCCCATTTATAGGGTCTGTAACTTTTTCTGTTGTATCTTTTATTTCAAAATATCCAAATAGATTTTGATTTAATATATTAAAATACCAATCTGTTGGATAATTTATTTGTTCGCCATTAATTTTAAGAACATAATTTTCCATTACGACAGTTGGGTTTATTCCTGGAACCTGGAAGAAGGGGCTGGAAGTCAATTCATTATTCCATCTTGTAAACCATTCTATTAATGTATCTATATTTTTAAAATTATCTCCTATAAATTTTGTATTAAAAAACATATTTAATTGATATGTAACAATTAAATTATACAAGTTTTGTATACTCTCATTAATGTTAGAGCGTTGAGCTGGTGGTGGGAACATTTCCAATATTCTATCCCTGACATCTGCTGCACCTGCGCTGCTAAGGTAGTCGTCATTCAGGGTTTTTAACAACTTTAAAAAACTAATTACAGTGGTGGTTTTATTTCTGTATTGAACTATGAGTCTGTCTTTCTCTTGTTGTTCCAATATCTCTTTACTAGGATATATATATGGTTGTCTATACATAACATATGTATTTTCTGTTGCTTTAACCCACATACAATTATTATTTTTATATCTACTATATAATGTACATAATCTATCTACAGAAGTAAATAAGATATCTTGTAATCCAGCAACATTTTTAACACCAAGATTTTGTTCTTGTATCAATTTTATTGAATCTACTTGCTCATAATCTCCACATCTTTTCAAATCCATTAACAATTTTATAATTTTATTTTTTTTGACGTTCATATTCCCTGTCAAATTAGAATTAAGTGACTCTAAAAAAGATTGAAGATTTAATGATTTAGATGATGGTATCGCTTTAAAAGCAGCCGTAAGGGAATCTTCATCAGTAGCCGCATTAACACCAGCAATTAATTTTTTCAAATAATCAACTGAAGGTCCATTTAAAGAATAAGTTTTTCTAGTCTCTCCATCAGGAGGATAAAAAGATGCTGTAGCAGCAGGGTCTCCAGCTTCACCAATTAAAATTTGTTTTCTCAATTGATCGATAGAACCATCTTTCGTCGGGTTTGTGTTTACGTATAAAAATAGTTCAAAGTTAAAAGGAGCCTTATATGGAATCCATGGGTTATCTTTCTTCGTTCTAAATCCTAAAACAAAATCTTTACAAGTAAATAAGTTATTAGAAAATATATATATATTATTATTTGGATCTGTACTATCAACACTTCGCATGCTTGGAAATATAGAAGGTAGTTCTAATATATTTCCTTTATCATCTTTTTTTTTTAATACTAATCCAGTAGGAGTATTCTCTATATCTGCTCCAGCTCCAATATCTTTTTCAAAAGGATTAGGTGGAGCATCTGGAAAACATTTTTTTTGTTGTGTCTCATCTTTAGTAGAAGTAACAGCAGAATCTGCATAATTAGTAGTGTCTTTAATTACACCTAACACATTATCATCAAATCCTTGTGCAAATGCACACTTTAAGTTCCCTGCACCTGCATCTGCATTATGTATTAAAGTTTGTTTTTTTCCATTACCATAAAAATAGAACTTCATAATAAATTGACCAATCTTATTTTTGTCCGGTAGAGCTTTATTGTCCTTCTTAATTTCTTTATTAGGATCTAATATTAATAAAGTAGATAAATTATCTATAGATGGTTCAATTTCATTAGGAGTATAATATATACTATCTTTTTGCGCGTCAGTGAGTTTCAATATATCAACAAAATTAATTTGTAAAGCAAAGTTTTTAAATCCATTTTGATTCTCAAACATAAATATTTTACAACTAGACTTACCGAAAACATCTTTTTTAAATGGTTCTCCTTTTAAAACTTCAGTAGGAATTCCAATTAAATTATATTTATTTAATAGATATGATTCCGCATTTAATTCGAATGCACCTGTAGAAAATATTTTATCCGTTCCAAATGGTGTAAATTTATTGAAGTCAGGCTCATTCAATATATCCTTTACAATTTCATTTATATCTTGTCCACGATCAGCTCCTTTTCCAAAGTCATGAATCGTATCATTTAAAGCTAAATACATATATAAATCATCCTTTCCACATATATTTGGCATAATAATATATATTATTAAAATATATTATTATTTTTTTAATTACATAACAATAAATATCTAGCTATTAATGTGTTACTAGTTAGAACTTGTTCTGGATTTAATCTAGCAAACCATTGATAATTTGTTCTATTTAATATTTCACATTGAGGAATATAAACTCCGTATGCACACTTAGAAATTTGTAAATCATCATCATCGCTTAACAAATCATCTATTAATACAGGATTTCCGCCTACTGTTTTGGTTCCAAAATATTTGGCATCTAAAGGCATAATATTTTTTTGTCTAACATTTTCATATAACCATTTATCAGTTTCTCCTGTAAATTCCATCTCATTCGTATAGTCTTGACTAACTAATCTCTCTAAATAATTAATATATTTTTCCATAAGAATGCATTCTTTTTGACATCCCATTATTTTATTACTTGGAAAAAATTCAGTATAAGTAGAAATTACATTTTTAGGTGGTAATTCGCCACAAAACATAGAAGCAGCTGAAGTACCTTTATTATAAAGTGGTTTTAAATTTTTCATACATATAAAGGATGAAGGGATTGTCATACCTCCATAATAATATAAAACCTTGGCCATTGCTAATTCTCTTAAATGGGGTTTTAATGGATTAGGTAGATTAGCTACTTTTGTACTCCAACCAGGAATAATTTTATTAAATGTTTTATCGTCTATTAAACATATATTAAAACTATCACCACATTTATCAACTATAGATTTAATAGTTAAATATTGATATGGTTGATTAAAACATTTGGTATTTCTTGAACCGAAAGAAGGCCACCATCTTGCATTAGTTTCAAAATTGACATGAATCCATAAAATAGGTTTGTTTGTTCTGGCTAAAGTGGAATCATTTAAAAGATATTTCTTAATTAATTCATATTCACTTAATTTATCTTGTGTTAATTCCATTTTCTGGTAATTATTATAAAAAAATCCAAATACAAATAATAAAATTAAAACAAAAATATATTTAGTATAGTAATTCATATATATTAATATAATAAATTTATTTTATAATAAGTTTTAAAATTGATTGTAATTAATGTTAAAAATAAATTTTATACTTAAAACATGGGTAATTTGATTGCTAAGTCTACAACAATCGCTAATCAAGATATTTATATCACTTGTTTAGATAAAATGGAAAAAGGATATGCCAATCCACATTATCATACTACTACTTGTAAAAAATGTAAATTAAATATTCATTATAATTTTACTAACACTAATTTGATTTGTGAAGATAATTGTTTTAATTGTGAAAATATCGATAATCATTATATTATCGATATTTTACCCAGTGTTCCACTTAGTTCTTAATTCTCTTTAAATCTGACCAAAATTGTTCATAATTACTTCTAATTTGTTCATCTTGATTCATTAATTTATACGCTCTTTGAATATTTATATCTTCATCATCACTTTTCAATGATTTTAATTTACTTTCATGTGAAGAAAACCATTGTTTTCCTTTTACAGCTATATCTTGTGTTCTCTCTCTATTAAGTTCATCTATATTTCCATATTTTTTTCTGTTATTAAAATCCTCTTCCGTAACTGGAATAACTGATTCAACATGTGCTTTTTTTAAATCTTCATATTGTAATTTATCAAACATACCTGATCCATAACTGTCAGGTGTATCTCTCAATAAATCATAATGACCACCGCTATCTGTATCCCCAAATTCTTTATGTAGAACTAAACTTCTCATTTGATTCTTCTTATTTTGAATATATTCATTCATTTCACCACTATTTTGTGCTGTTGAAGTATTTAAATCTTCGTCTGATTTTAACCAGTCACCATATCCGGTTTCTATATCATTATCATTTACTTTCATTTTTTCAAATGTTTTATTAAACCAATCAGAATATTCTTCTTGATCCATACTTTTTATTTTCCCATCTATTAATACACTATGTTCATTTCCCCACATGTCATCTTTTTGATATTCTGTATTTGTGGTTGTAGAACTTTGTCTTAATTGATGAATTTTTAATAAATATTTATAAGCCTGAGAGAAAAACAAAAAATATTCTTTTGCTAAACCTGATTTATCTGGATGTGTTTTTAAAACAATTTTTTTTGCTTCTTTTAATTCTTTCTCACCAAATTGAAATGGTATTTTAAACAAATTTAATAAATCATTTAATTCATAATTATGTATATTTAAATCTAAACCATCCATTTAAATATACCATAGTTATTTTTTTTTATATTTTATCACATATTTTCACATCTTCCTATAAAATCATTTACTTGACCGATATCTGCTCCAGATATACTATCGTCAGGTGCAAAATTAGTATTTCCTTTCTTATAAGCTAACATTGTTGGGATACCCTTCATCATTTTCTTAGTTTTCATAAAAGCAAATAAATCAAATGCTTCGTCTATATTCACCTCAATACATTTTATTCTTTGACTACTTATCCTTTCAAAATGTGAATCAACATATTGTTTTATTTGTTGACATGGTTTACACCAATCTGCTGTAAATTTAAATATTAATACTCCAGGATTTTCTTTTAACAATTGTAAAAAAGCATTTCTATCTCCTTCGAATTCTAAGGCCATTATATTTTATACTATCATATTTTTAAATAAAATTGACCTAAATATATTTTATAATTTTATTATAAAAGTATGTACAATCGTATATTAAATAATAAGTCTCTTAAATTATTTGATGTCACTTTACGTGATGGTTTACAATCAATTTCAAAAATTTATTCATTTAAAGAAAAACAAGAAATATTCGAAGATATCATTTTTAAAAGGAATGTTACCTCTATTGAAATAGGATCTATTGTTAATCCTAAAATTTTACCCCAAATGAAAGATTCTTTGGAATTATATAATTATGCACATTGCATTAGTTTAATTATACCAAAACCAATGGATATTTATATGTTAACTCCTAATTGTAAAAGTCTAGAAACAGCTATAGATAATAAAATTGAAAATTTCTCGTTTATTACATCTGTTTCAGATGAATTTCAAAAAAAAAATATTAATAGGTCATTAAACGAAAGTAAAAATGAAATAAAAAATATGATGAAAATGGCTAGTAATGTAGATGATTCAAAAGTTAAACTATATATATCATGTATTACTGAATGCCCAATATCAGGACAAATAAATAAAGATAGAATAGTAGATGAAATTATGTACTATTTCTATACACATGAATATATAAATGAAATATGTTTATCAGATACTTGTGGTAGTTTAAAATTCAATGATTTTAAGTTTATATTATCTCGATTAATAAGTAGAAATATCGATGTAGATAAATTGAGTTTACATCTTCATGATCAAAATGATAAAAATAATTTAGATAATATTATTATTTATGCTATTAACAATGATATTACTAAATTTGACGTGTCTTCTATGCCTGAAATAGGTGGATGTAGTGTAACAATGAAAAAAATGCAGGGAAATTTATCTTATGAACAAATATATAAATTTCTTTAATTTTCAATTAAATTTTCAATGTGATTATATTCATTTTTGGAAATTGAACATGACATTCCCAAAAATATTTACAATAAGCCCATGTAAATTCATAATCTAATCTATATAAATCATTGTATTGCTCTAATAATTTATGTTCTATTTTTTTTGGCAACAAATATAAACTATTTCTTGGTAATACATAACTTAATTGCACTTGATCTTTTACAGGATTTTTTTCATTTTTATCAATTAAATCTGTATCAAAATAAGGAACAAATTTTACCAAATCTTTAAGTAAAGGAGGATAATGAAATTTATATGTCCATCTCCAATCATCACAACCAGTACTGTAATATTTCCATGTCCATTCTAATCCTTCCAAGTAATTCATACTTATTTTTTGTCTCCATACATCATCTATTTCTACATCAAATAACATATCATAATATCTAGATTCCCAATATTTATCATTTGGATTAATATATTTTTCTATTTCTCTTTCTTTACTAGGAGCATGTAACATTTCTTTATCAAATTTACTAACATCATCTTGAAAAAATATATTTTTGTTTTCTGCCTTATTTCTTTTTCTATATTCATCTTGAATATAAATATCTTCATTATTAGCTAATTCTTTTACCAATAATTTAAAATTTCTCCAAATAATTTTTCCATCTTTTATAATATTTTTATTACTATTTCCAAGAATATTTCTATATGTTTCCATTAATATATCTATACCATTACTTCGAATATTTAAAGCAGGGAAATGTGGTAAAAAATCATTACCAAGCATAAAACACATGAATATATAATCATATACACGATTTTTCTCTACATCTGATTGTGGTGTTTTATCATTATTAAGATAATATACAAGCTGTTCTTTAAATTGAGGGATATCAATTACATACAAATAGTTTGGATCAAGTGATTTATCAATACTTTTAATAAAATCAGGAGTTTCACGAAATAAATACATATTATTACAATAAGATAGATTATTGATGGTAAGCATAATCAAATCAGCATCTAGTCCATAAATAACAATTTTTTCATTTTGCAAATCCGTATTTTCTCTAATAAATTCAAATATTTTATGTTCGCCTTCTCCAGGAAGGTCACTACCAGAAATGACAATTTTGTTAACTTTGAACGAAATTGGTTTGCGAAAATGGTACTTAATTTGAAGGTTTAACTTATTCATAAATTCAGTTCCAGGAGTAATAGCTGTACTATCCCACGATGGTTTACTTTTAGATTCATATTGTTGAATAAACCATGATTTATAACGTCTATTTTTTTGTTGATCTAGTTTAGCTACTGGTGCAACACCATCAAAAGATATATAAACTATGTTATTTGGAGCTATTTGCTGTATATAAGATTCTATTTTTTTACATACAGCATTAATTAACTTTCGTTCATAATCATTATTATTTCCATTATAATCAATTTCTCTAATACAATCATAAATAATTGAATTACTATCTAAAAATAAATTATTTACTAAAAAATTTTTTTGAAATTTTTGTAAAATATTTGGATAATTTTTAATTATATGTGAGAAGTAAGCTGGTATACCCATTATATAACATGTAATTGTTTTTTTAATACAGTTTAAAATCAATATAAAGATTAATAATATTTAGTCATTTTTTTTAAAAAATAATAATAGCGTCAAAATATATTTTTAAAATCGATATAGTATACAATGAAAAATACAATTATTTCAACAAATAATAATGATATTATTCCACCTTCCCCATCTATGACAATAAAATCGCACCTACAAGAAAGTATTGATTATTTTAATAATTTAATTCAAAAAACATTATTATCTGTTCAAAAATATAAATTACTAGATATTATTGGAGCTAATGAATTAAATACTGCTACACAACAGTTAGAACATATTTATATGATGTTATCAAATAATTCTATTTTACTAAAAAATAAACAAAATATAAATAAAGTAAAAAGTAATTTGGACACTATTAGAAATGATATTAATAATATATTTAATAATTATGGTACTGAAAATATGAGAGATTTATTAAATATTGTTTATGGTGATGAGTATATAACTGCAATGGATTGGGATTGTAATAAATATAATTTAATAGAAACATATGTTCATCCTATTAATTTTAAAGTTATACCTTGGAAAAATGATAGAAAAAATTATTCTGATAAAATATTAGAAAAAAATAAGATAATAGAAGATTTCATAATTGTTGAAAAATCTAACAATCTCGATTGTTTTGATTTATCCCGTACTAGTAATACATTTCAATCTAAAGTCTATGGAATTAAAATAGCTTTTCATAACGAAAAAGAAAAAAAAACAATAATAGTTGCTGGTCTAGTTGATGAAATATTAACAAGTTGTATTAATAACGATTATTTAAATAAACTAACTGAAGAAATTATAAAAAAATCTCCGTCTGTAAATTATTATGAAGAAAGAAGTTTCGAAAAATATATTCAATCTCTTACATTAAAAGAATTTATTATTTATTCTTTAGATGAAGTATTGAATAAATACGAAGGTTATATGAATCAAGTTAAGTTGATAAAACAAAAAACTATTTCCCAAGTTGTCAAAGAGTTTATCAATGATGACTTATTTGGTCAACGTAAAACTTTAATTCAGTTACTATTAAAATCCGATGAGCATGAATATCAGTATTTATCTTATTTATTATATGATTTACTATCTAATGATAATAATGGAACAATTGATACTACTGAACAAACACTATTATTTGATAGTTTACCATGGAAAATTAAAAGTTTTTTCAAAGATGCAATGAAACAAACTATATCTTATACAAGTAATCTATCTAATTTTGATAATAGTAAAATTCCATTAGAACAACAAATTTGCTTGATGAAGTCATCTGATAATATAAAAGAAAAAGCAATGAGTAAATTAAAAGAAGTTAAATCGAAATCAGATGATAACGGATCAAAAGCAAGGACATATTTGGAAGGTTTATTAAAAATACCGTTTGGTATTTATAAAGAAGAACCTATATTAAACAATGTTACTCAAATAAGAGAGATATTTAAATTAATAATTAATGAAATTAACAAGATTGATAATAATTTTATTGAACAGAAAGATATCTATACCAATATAGAAATAAAAAATTTCTGTGAAATTATTAAAAATAAATATATAAATAATATTGGTGAAAGTGTAATAAATAAATTGATAACCACATATACATCTGACAAAAGAAATGAATTAATTGTTAATATTTGTAATATTAATAATATTATTAAAAAAAATAAATTAAAAAGACATAAATTAAATCATTCTGGAAAAAAAATAGAATATATGAAATCTCAAATAATTGAATTTATAAATGATATTAAGACAAACGACATAATAGTAAATGATTTACTAAATAATAAAAATATTCAAAATGGTAATATTATTGAATGTGTTCACCAAGCAATAGAATTGATTGAAAGTAAATGGAAAGATATAAATACTTATATGAATAATGTAAGAGATATTTTAAATAATGCTGTACATGGACATGAAAAAGCAAAATCTCAAATTGAAAGAATATTAGCTCAATGGATTAATGGTGAACAAACGGGTTATAGTTTTGGGTTTGAAGGTCCTCCTGGTGTTGGAAAAACGTCTTTTGCCAAAAAAGGTCTAGCTCGTTGTTTAAAAGACGAAGAAGATATATGTAGACCTTTTTCTTTTATTGCTATAGGAGGACAAGATAATGGAAGTACACTTAATGGACATAATTATACTTATGTTGGTTCTGAATGGGGTAAATTTGTAGATATACTTATTAAAAATAAATGTATGAATCCTATTATTTTTATAGATGAGTTAGACAAAGTTAGTAAAACAGAACACGGTAAAGAAATAATAGGAATTTTAACACATTTAATTGATCCAACACAAAATGATGTATTTCAAGATAAATATTTTAATGGAATTGATTTAGATATGTCAAAAGCATTATTCGTATTCTCGTATAATGATGTTTCTGCAATTGATAAAATTCTTCTTGATAGAATTCATAGAATTAAATTCGAACATCTTTCATTAGAAGATAAACTTGTTATTACACGAAAACATATTTTACCAGAAATCTATAAAAATATGGGTTTAGATAATTGTATTGAAATATCCGATGATAATATTATTTTTATAATTGAAAATTACACTAATGAACCTGGAATACGAAAATTTAAAGAATTATTATTTGAAATTATTGGTGAAATCAATTTATCTTGTTTAAAGTCTTACGAAACCACTGAATTACCAATTAAAATTACCAATAGTGATATTAAATATAAGTATTTAAAAAATTATCATGAAAATCTTATTAAAAAAATTCCTCTAAAACCACAAGTAGGTGTTATTAATGGATTATGGGCTAACTCTATGGGTCAAGGAGGTATTATACCTATTGAGGTAAAATTTTCTCCAAATACATCTTTATTTGATTTGAAATTAACTGGACTTCAAGGAGATGTTATGAAAGAAAGTATGACTGTTGCCAAAACACTTGCTTCATCTTTAGTAGAAACTGATAAATTATCACAATTAATTAAATCTTTTGAAATCACAAAAATGCAAGGTATTCATATTCATTGTCCTGAAGGTTCTGTCCCAAAAGATGGTCCTAGTGCAGGAACGGCTATTACAACTGCTATATATAGTTTATTAACTGGTCGTAAAATTAATAATACAATAGCTATTACAGGTGAAATAAATTTACAAGGAAATATTAGTGCAATCGGCGGTCTTGATTTAAAAATATTGGGTGGATTGAAAGGAGGAGTCAAAGAATTTATATTTCCAAAAGAAAATGAAAAGGATTACAAAGATTTTGTAGAAAAATATACAGATAAGAATATGTTAGAAAATATTAAATTTCATATAGTTGAACATATATCTCAAGTCTTAAATATTATTTTAGAAGATTAATTCTATTGATAATATATATATCATGGCTATGCAATTAAATTTTAGTAATATGTTACAATTTTTTTCTACAATATCACCAATATTATTAGCCTTTTTTTTAGTTATGATTTCTTTATTCAATACTGATATAAAAGGCTTAGTGTATTTAGGAGGTATTCTTATTGCTTCATTAATCAATTTATTTTTAATGAATACATTAAAAGTTAAACCTGATAAAATGCCTTCACCTGCATGTAATTTAATGGATTTCCCTATGAATTTAAATGAATATATTAGTCCTGCTTTTAATACTATGTTTATTGCTTTTACATTAGTATATTTGTATTTACCAATGCAATATATTTCTACTATTAATTACCCTGTTTTAATTTTTATATGTGGATTATTGGTTCTAGATGGTGCAACTAAAATTTCAAGAAGATGTACTAATTTTACTGGTATAGCTTTAGGATTCTTAGTTGGAACTGTATTAGGTATTTTATATTTTATTGCTCTTTGGAAAACAGGACACGATGATTTGTTATTTTTTAATGCAGAACCATCTAATAACGTTATATGTGCTCGTCCACAAAAACAAACTTTTAAATGCTTTGTATATAAAAATGGAGAAATAATCGGTGAGGCAAACCAAGGTCAATAAATTATTATTTATTATTAATTAATAATTTATGGGTTAAATATGTGGCCATTTACGTTCCACCAAGTTATAAAATCATTCACAGCACGAGATTTATGTAAATCTTCTGTCATTAATTTTGGATTATGTGATCTTTTATTCCATATTTGTAAAAAATATTTTACAATATTAAGTGTTATTGCTTTATTATATCTTTTATCCAATTCTTCCTTTGGAAATTGTGGCTTGTTTGTTCTTTGATTTACCAGATTATGAAATGAATGAAACATATTTTTTAAATCTTCTTTACTTTTAATATTATTTATATTTAAACTTGACATTTGTGATCTAGCGTGACCAGCACACTCAGGACACGGTAAGTTATCACATAATTTTTTTATCATATCTATTAATGATTGTTTATTAGATTCAAAATGTTCATCTTTTATTTTTTCTGCTAAAGTATGAAATAAATACCATGTACATGGTCCCCACGTTTTAGTCATTCTTATAAAATAGATATAAAGATTTTTTTTTAATATATCCTAAATGAATGTTATTATTGAAGGCAATATTAATTTTTACGAAGAATTATATAAAACAAATTTAGATGATGATGATGATAATTTTTGTTTAATAAGCAATATGGTATTAGATGAAAATAAAATTACATTACCATGCAATCATTCGTTTAACTTTATCCCTTTGTATAAAGAAGTTGTAAATCAAAAAACAGGTTCTTTTGTTGGATTAGAAATAAATCGTTTAAATTTTAATCAAATTAAATGTCCTTATTGTAGACAAAAATTTAATCAGTTACTTCCACATGTTCGTTTAAATAATGAAATATCATATATTTCAGGCGTTAATGCTCCTGAAAGATTATGTATGGAATTTAAACAATGTAATTATATTTTCAAAGCTGGAAAAAATAAAGGAAATAAATGTAATAAAACTGCTTTTCATTCATCAATAGGATGTTATTGTGACTCGCATCAAAAGATTATTTCAAATAAAAAAATAAAAGATGAATCAATATGTTTATGTAAAGCTACCTTGAAGAGTGGAAAGAGAAAAGGCGAAGTATGTGGAATTAAAATTAAAGGTGAAGGTAATTATTGTAAACGTCATTCTTCTAGTGTCTAATTATTAATGTATTATAAAATATATACTACATTAAATTACTGAAAAAAAAGTACTAAAATGATATTTTAACCTCAAAAAAGAATAAATACAAGTCTATTTTTTGGATTTCAGAATATAGAGGATGATTATACAACATTACCTTGATATCAAACGGATTTTTTATATAAAAATTTCATATTCTTTATTTACATTATGTAGACATCTTACTACATTATGTAGTAAGATATATATACTAAAAAAAGAGTACTGTAATTGATAGTTGTAGGTATTTTACTTTTATACAAATTTTCAAAAGTCATTTGGGATTTTAAAAAAAACACACAAGGTTTTTGTGTTGATTTTTGATTTTTGGAAAATAGAATTGAAAAAGTTGAAAAAAAGTGGTTGAGAGCATAATGGTCTAAATTCAAAAAAAATAATTTATAATTTGTTATTGAAAAAAAATCCATTTTGTTAGGAAAGTATTTAGAGATATTTATCTAATGCTATATATATGCTACAAAATGCTATACAAATGTCGCCAAAAATCGCCGGAAAATATATATGTGAAAAATGCTCCTATGCATGTAGTAAAAAAAGTGATTGGAAAAAACATATTTCTACTACAAAACATCAAAATGCTACACAAATGCTACAAAATGCTACAAATGACGCGACAAATGTCGCCACTGCATATTTAAATGTCAAACCTACATACAATTGTGATTGTGGTAAGAAGTTCAATCACAGTAGTTCCTATTATAGACATAGAAATAACTGTTTTCAGTATCAAAATAAATTATCATCGTCGGCGATAAAAATCGCCTCTACAGATGTAGATAATAATAAAATGACAAATGAAGTAATGAATTATTGTAAAAACGATGAAACAGACTTCAAGGAATTAATAGTATTATTGTTAAAAGAAAATAAAGACTTTCAACATAAATTTCTAGATATACTTCCACAATTAAAAGGAAATGCAGAAAATAGTTATAATAATACAAATAGTCATAATACAAATACAAATAATTTTAATATTCAAATGTTTTTGAATGAACATTGTAAAAATGCTATGAATTTAACTGATTTTATTGAGTCTTTACCTATAACAAATGAAACATATAATCATACAATAGAAAATGGTTTAACAAAAACAATAACTCATATGATAACAGACGGATTAAATAGTATGGACGTATTAGAAAGACCTATTCATTGTACAGATGCGGCAAGAAAAACCATGTATGTAAAGGATAATAATGTATGGGAAAAAGATGTACAGCTAAATGGTGTACTAAAAGGAATTAAAAAAGTAGCCTTAAAACAAAGAACAATGATTAATAAATGGAAAGACGCTAATAGTGGATGGGAAGATAATGATAATTTACAAAATAAACTAACCAGTTTAGTATTTAACTCTATGACTGATATTGAAAATGATCAAAAAGAAACTAATAAAATAGTTAGGGCTATTAGTAAGAATACATATTTAACAAATGAAATAAAAGAAGAATATAAATAAAATACGTATTATTTTCATTTTTTAAATATTTAGCTATCTTGAAGGGGGACTAGCTCAAATGGTAGAGCGCTCGCTTAGCATGCGAGAGGTACTGGGATCGATGCCCAGGTTCTCCATAAAATTATAAGTATAATTTTATATTTATAATTTATTTTTTATTTTTAGTTCGTCTCTTCTTTCTTCTAGAGGGTTTTTTAGATTTTTTTCTTCTAGTTTTTCCAGCTTTTTGTGAACTATGTTGAGCTAATAATTCTTCTGATTTTTTTATATAATCTTCCATTGCTTTTTTTCCTTCAAAATAACAGTCACAAATTTGTTTTGCTAGATTTAATGCTGCTTGTCTGTTTTCTTCATTAAAAGATCCTAAAGATTTTTTATCTTTTATAAATTGTATTAATTGTTGATTAGCACTCGTATAACATGGACATGTTTCTATTGCTTTAGTCACTGCTAGACTCTTGTATGTATTACTAAATATATCTCGGGTGGTTTTTCTTGCTTTTAACGCTTGTACTGCTCCTTGTTTGTATCTCTGTTGTAAGTTAGTATCTTGAGTATTTTTCATTTGTTGACTATATTGTAAAGCTCTCTGTTTTTGACTTTCTAAATTATTTTGTGTTGATGTAAATGCAGATTCTGATGTTGGCGTAGACATAATATATATATTATAAATATATAATATATGCTTTTAATTTTTCTTTTGTTTTCATTTTGTTTAGCTTATGATGAATCCATATCTAAACATTTTATAAATCTATCACAATCATCTTATTGTGTATCCACGCCACAAGAATGGAATTGTATTACATGTGATTCTTCAATAAAACCTGAATTTGTAGTTGAAAATCATGGTGCTAGAGCAATTCAAGGATTTGATGCAAAAACTAATACAATTTTTACAGTGTTTAGAGGTTCTTCAAATATTCAAAATTGGATTGATAATATTCAAATATCAAAAATATCACCTTATAATGATTCTTCAATAGAGGTAGAAAAAGGATTTTATAAAGCATATAATTATTTAAAACCTGAATTAATAAACAATTTTGGGAGTTTATCTAAAAAATATGGAACTAATGAAATTAGTATAACAGGTCACTCATTAGGAGCAGCAGAAGCTACTTTATTTGTATATGATTTATTAAATGATTACCCTAATTATAATATAAATTATTTTTATAATTTTGGTAGTCCTAGAGTAGGAAATCTTGAATTTGTTAAATCATTTTCAAGTTTCTCTCTTAGTTCATTTCGGATAACTCATTATTATGATATTGTTCCTCATGTTCCTGAAGAATTTTTAGATTATAGACATATTTCTAATGAGATATGGTATAATGAAGAAAATTCAGAATATAAAATATGTAATGATTTAAATAATAAAGAAGATGACACATGTTCTAATTCTTGTTCGCCAACACATTGTACTAGCTTTGATGATCATGTATATTATCTTAATGTAAGTATGGGAAATGATCCAACTTGTTAAATACTATTAAAAAATAATTAAATAAAAGTTAATATTATATATATACTAATGGATACTAAAGAAGAATTAGTTACACATATACGTAATTGGATTCAAATAGATAATGAAATCTCAGAAATGCAAAAAAAAATAAAAGGTTTTAGAGAAGAGAAAAAACAATTAACAGAATCATTAGTAAACGTAATGAAGAATAATGAAATAGATTGTTTTGATATTAATGACGGAAAATTAATATATTCTAAAACAAAAACAAAAAAAGCAATTAATAAAAAAACATTATTAGACGCTTTAAATAAATATTTTAAAGAAGATTCTGATTTAGCTCAAGAAGTAAGCCAACATATTTTAAATAGTAGAGAGGAAACAATAAAAGAAAATATAAGACGAAAGGTTGAAAAATAATTTAAATAAATTTAATTATTTATATTATTGATGAATAATTTGTTTAATGGATTTTTAAACAAAAATGTAGAATTTACAGAAGAAGAACATGAAAATACAGAAATAAAAGAGAAAAAAATAATGGAATATAATTTTTATGATAAACTATTACAACATCCATTTATAGAAAAATTAGATATTAATGGTATTAACAAAAATGAAGAAACATATTTAATATTATATAGATTAAAACAATTTAATGGAATTAATTATATTGAATATTATCAAGAATGTTTACTTTGTTTAGATAATGAAACTGATATTTTATTAAAAATTTCTCATATAAATGGAAGAAAAATGATTAAAGGTATTAAAAAATTAGGAGAAAATAAATATACAATAATTCAAATAAGAAATAATACTTCAAAACAATGGCTTGTATTATGGGATATAATTATTAATAAACATTATTATAATAAAAAAATAGATATAAATTTAGTAAATTTTATTATTAGTTATCCAAGTATAGATAATTTAATTGTTAATGGAAAATTATCTAAAAAGCTATTTGTATTATATTGTCACGTTGATGATAAATATAGAAATTATATAGAAAAGAATGATTCTATTCAATATTGTCAAGAGTTAAATTGTGCATTAATAAAATTAAATACATTTGAAGATGATGATAATATTCGAAATTTATGTTTAATCAATGATGAAGAATTAGATTGTAATTTGATGGAAAAGGAATATATTATAGAGAGAAAAGGTAATAGTTTTATATGGATTTTTAAAAATGATAAAAATATTATTTCATATTTAAAATAAATATGTATATAATATAAAATATGAATATGATGAATATAGCAATTATATTTATAGCTATAATAGCTATAAATTATATAGTAACTGCAATAATGAATTTTTTAGGTGTTGAATTACAGTTTTATGGTAGTTATTTATTGTGGATTTTTGCAATAATATTATTTTGGGGTTTTTTACCCGGACCTGTAAATTATTTTGATGGATCTTAAACCATGTTTTCCACTGATTCAATAGTTTTTTCTTTTTCATAAGAATCTAAAATTTTATTGATAATTTTTTTTAGAATCTCTAGATTCATTTTATCTTGTAAATTATCAATTATTTCACTTTCTAAGGGAGTTCTATTATGTTTAGCTATGAATTTATCACACCATTCTTTTACTTCTTTTTCATATGTTTCCATTATTCTTTTTTGGTTATTTTTAACTAAATTTAACATCATTGGTGTAGTTGATTTTTCCTCTGGTTTAGGAATAAATACAAAATCGGCTGTACTTACTAAAGAATCGCAAATTTCAGGTCTTTTAATTTCAGAAGGTTCTCTAATACAAGCTTCATTTGGATCCTGGGATTTTAGAGGTTCTCTTGTAGGAAATGTTGTATTAAATAACTTAATTATCGTTTCATTAATAGATGGACTTGTTTCCATTAGTCTATCAAATTCTTCTTTACACATTTTTAACATATGTCCAACATGCATTCTTTCTTCACGTGATTTTGCCAATTCAACTTTAATATTTCTATAAAATTTATCCCATGCAATAGAACTAACTCTATGAGCCTCATTTAGTTCTCCAATCTTTAAAAATTGTGCGATTGTTGTTAATATACCAGCAAACAGATTAACTGCACCAATACCCATTTGTGCCATAGGTTTTATATCTTCCGGGAATCTATCTTGTGCAAAGTTAGCAGTTCCGGTTAGTGTACTCATTATGATTACAGGAATAGTAAACCAAGCATTCGTTTTAGAATATGATTGATGTGACCTAGCATGCAACCATCTATAACACATGGCTTTATCTGCCCACTCAACAAGAATAGTTTCATGTTCATTTTTCCATTCTTGTTCTTTAAATGACATGGTTTCGTTAGTTATAATATTATGTCCATCTTCATCCATCGTTATAATGTATATTTATATAATTATTTTTTTTGAAATTTTATCTTGTTTAAATATAAATGGACGACAAATTAATAAAAGTAAAATTAGTATTTGATAATGTAAAGGAAATGCGTTCAGAAATTTCTATATTATTTGATAGTTTAGATGGTCGTATAAAAAAATTAAAAGAAATGTATAGTGAATTCGTAACTTATACAAGATCTATTAAAACTGCTGACGTAAAATCATTCATATTTAGTTTAGATTCATTTTATTTTCAAACTAGTTTATTACAAAAAGAATTTGATTATTTAAAAGATTATTATGGAATTATTGTAAATCGTATGTATGGCGAATATTATAAATTATTAAAGCTTATTACTGATTTTGTTGATAAAAGCATGATTGATAATAAATTAAATGAAATATTAAAAAATAAAAAATATCCAAAATATGATGATTTAGATGACGCTAAACAATATCCATTTGATTTGATCTTGCAGCTAAATGAGGATATAATTACTGTTGTTAATTATTTAATAAATGTTTTAAGAGATAAAGAAGCATCATTGAAACAATATACTACTAATCAAAATTATGGCCTAAATGTTAACAATTTTGTATCCACATATAATTATGAAGTTGTTGTTTTACAAGAACAAATAAATTTATATGAAAAATATTTAGAATTTTTTTATCATGTTCATGAAAAATTATTAAAAAGATTAATAACTAAAATAAGTGTATTGGAAGCACAATTAAACACTGATATCAAATTTGAGGGGGGGTTATTAAGCAAAAAGAAAGATAAAAAAACTTTATTTAAAGATTTAAATATTAGTGCTTTGTCTCAAAGTACACAACGTGACTTACGGAAATCTATAGTTGGAAACAGTCCACATAATTCTAATTGTTCAGAAATAGATTCAGATGAGGCATTTGTTTCCATTGAAAGTGTTCATCCTGTTGAAGAAGAAATTACTATGTACGATACTCCTTCTCCAATAAAAAATAGTTATTCAAGTGAAAATGATAAAGAATCAGTTGCTAAACAAATATTTGAAAAACATAACCTTACTGTCGATGAAGAAAAACAAATTAATAATGTTAGAATATCTAGATCTGAATCTTTTGAATTATTAAATACATGTAATACCAATATATCAGATAATATTATTGATGAAATTCCTCAACATAATCATGATGCAGAAACCATTGTTAATACTGTAATAGATAGATTAATTGATAATTCAATTGAAATATGTCACTACGTTGATGATGAGGATGGTGATGATGATGATAGAGAAACTATTAGTTCACAAACAGATAGTTTCTCTAATTCTGATAATGCTGAATTAACATCTAAGCAAAAAAAGAATGCAAAAAAAAGACAAAAAAAGAAGGAGAAGGCTCAAAAAGAAAAAGAAGAATATGAATTAATAGAGCAAATGAAAAATGAAAATAATGATTAAAACGTAAATTCTTTGTTTAAAGATTTTGAATGCTAATGAATTGATAACTATTTTTTTGAAAAAAACATAAAATTACATATATACTGGAAAAATTGATTAATATTAATAACAAAATATCAATATTAATATAATGTTAATACCTCGTGAAGTGATTACAGATGATTTGTTATTTATCGAACCACAAATAACTAAATTGGAATTTAAAAATAATTTAGGATTTAAAGAATGTAGTTATATATCTCATTCGTTTTGTTTACCAGATGAACTACATAAAAAAGATGATAAAATTTATTTACCGTATATTAATAATAATATATATTGTCATAACAATTATTTATTGGTGAAATGTAATGAAAAATATGCCATATGTAAGAAAAATAAGTATACAAAATATTGGTGTGATGGTTGTGGAAAAGATGGATATTGTAGAAGTGATGACTGCAATGGAAATTTATATTATGATCATGAGTATGATACATGTTTACAAAAAAATTTAATATTATATGATGCTTTGATGTTATATTTCAGTTTAGATATAAAGTTAGATAAAAGAGATTATTATAAGTCTGATGATGAATATATATCTAATCCCATATCTCGTCTTTAAATAGTTTAACTTATTAATAAAAAAATTGAAATAAAATATTATTTGTATAATAATGTATAATAGTAATGGAGCGTCGTATTTCAAAGAAAGTAAATGATTTTATTCACGAGTTTAAAAATGAAATTGCTGAAAAAATTAAAAATAAAGATATAATTGATACTAGTGAAATTATGAATTATATTTATGAATATAAAAATTTTGAGTTATCTAAAGAAGATTTTATGAAAAGAAAGAGAATCAAAAATATGGTACCTGTTTATGAAAGGTGTTGTGCTAAGAGAGCTAATGGACAACAATGTACACGAAGAAAGAAGGATGATTTCCAATATTGTGGAACTCATAGTAAAGGTACACCTCATGGTATAATGAATGATACTGAAACGGTATCTACTATTACAAAAGTAGAAGTAAGTGCTATTGATATTAAAGGAATTGTTTATTACTTAGATGATAATGGGAATGTTTATGATACAGAAGATATTATAGCAAATAAGAAAAATCCTCGCATTATTGCTAATTATGAGAAAAGTGGTGAAGAATATTCGATTCCTTCATTGTTTTCAAAATAATTTAAATATAAAAATTTTACTTAATTAATGAATATATTTTTTACACTATTATTTTCTCATATGATAGCATGTCATAGTATTGGTTTTGCAACATATATATTAGAAAAACCATTTATGATGTATATTAGAACAAATGATGTTTACTATATTTATATTTTAACTTTTTTATTAGTATCTATGTATTGTCATTTATTTATAAATTAAATAAAAGATTTAAATACAACTAAATATATTAATTATCATAATGAATACTAAACACGTAAAGAAAATTATTCCTCTTCTAAAATCTTGTTATGGAAAAAATAAATTAATTAATGTAATTGATTGTGAGTGTATTAATAAATGTAATATGGAATATGTTATTCCACATCACAGATACAGTCCAATGAAGTATTATACAAATTTAAAATGTGAATTAACTGATTCAAAACAAAAATTAGGAGATTGTAATTGTACGGACAGATGTTCAGCTAAACATAATGATTTAGAATTGTTATATGAACTTGAATTATCAAATCTTCCTAATTAATTTATTTTTATAATATATTATGAGTGGAACCGAAGGATTTATACCAGCAGCAAAGGTTGGGTCTTCATTTTTTGATGGAATATCGCCAGATTCTATAGATACGCTAGAGGAATTTAAAACTTTTATAATGTCGCAAACCGCTATTGTAAAGAAATTACCTCGGGGGGTAAAACAAACACCGGAATATATAGGAGCTGTAGTTATTCAAAATTATATAGCTGATAAATTAAATAGCTTAAACTTAAAGATATATAATGTAACACCCGAAAGAATAGAAAAAAGGTTGCAATATTTTAAAAGTGATACATTTATTGGAAATTTTATGAGTAATATTCCTGAAAGAAATAAATTGAATAAAACAGCCTTAGCTACTAGTTATACAGAATATTTCAATACATTATTTAATGTATCATTTGAAAATTGGCGTGATGAAAAATTAAGCAGAGTAGACAACCAATCACAATGTAGACGAGCATTAGGCATGTCCCCATCAACAAATATTTCTCGTGTTCAGTCTTTGGGTAAAATAAGCTGCTATTTATGTAATCGAAAAATTTTTTTCGGTAAAGGGCAAGATACTATGGAATGTGAGCATATTTTACCAATAATAACTGCATTATCACATTGGTGGTTAATTAAATCAGGTACAAAATCGTATAGTCACGATGATTTAGAAAACTTAGCTCATGAATACGCATGGTCTCATCGATGTTGTAATCAAATAAAATCTAACTACAGTTTTATTAAATACGATGTAGCTAGAGGAGGTTATAAATATATTCCAAATATAGATGTTATAAATGGGGTATTAACTACTATAAGAACGAGTAAAAAATATGATTGCTCTGCTATTAAAGAGATTATGCTTCCTAATACAACTTTACTTCCTATACTTCAGGGTATAATACAACCTATTATTGATGAAGTAAATTATAATTTAATGGTTATGGATGATCATGGACTATATCTATTGCTTACAAAATGTAAAGTATTATCTGCGTTAAGTGATCAGGATTTTATGGAGGCTGTTGTAGGAGATAGTGTAACTGAAATTCCTAAAACTAAAGCAGAATTAAGAAAGGAGGCAAAAGAAACTGCTAGTAGATTAGCTAATGAAGAACGTATTAGAATAATGCAACAAAAAGAAGAACAACGGGCATCTAGAGAGGCAAGAATAAATAGAAGAGGTGCACCTGTATCTAGTACTAAGAAAAAACAACAACCCAAAAAGGTACAAGAAACAAAAGTATCTCAGACAGATACTGGAAAAATATCACCACCAATTTTGCCTAGAGTAAAGAGGGATGTTTCTAAACCTTCTGATTTTAGATATGGACGTGGTGGAGGTGGTACATTTAGCATGTCTGATATGATGGGTGAAGAAGCTGATACATCGTATGATGAGACAGATCCTGATGCTATGGTTCAAGAAGGTGAAGATGAAAATATTTCTCCAATTAATATTGATGCTATGACTGATGCTCAAGTAATTTCATTCTTAAATGAAAATAATATATCCGAAAACTGGTCGATTCCTAGTAATTTTAATATTGCTAAAGCGATTATAGATACGCCTATCCCAATGGACGGATTAAAACAAACCTTTAATGATCTTTTTGTTACGCAGTCAATTACATCATTTGGACCTAACAATTCTACAAGAACAGTATTTAGAGATATTCCTAGTGTATCACGTCAGGATGTTCAAATAGCTATAGCAACTGGAAAAATGCCTCCTGGATTTAAAATAGATACACGATATCAAGGAATAGGTATAGATGATAGACCAGATCTAACAACTAGTCAAATACAGCAAGGAAGACAACGAGGAACATTACCATCGGGATACATACAACCTGGTGGGGCGAAATATACAAAACATAAAAAATATAGAAAAGGGAAAAAAACACTTAAAAAAAAGAACTAGTCTTTTAATATATTCATGAATAGTGAACAATTTGAACATATTAAATTATTTTTAAATAAGTGTAAAATACCTTTTACACATTTAAATGAAATAGATGGACTGTTAATTCCAAGAGAAACATTATTAGACTTACAAACATATGATTCTGTAAAGGATGAAATTTCAATACTTAAACAAATATTTAATTCTTCTTATTTAACTTCCCTTCAATCAACAGCAGAAGAAAATCAAAAGTGGCCTCTTCTTAATTTAGTTCGTCAAGTATTAAAATCATGTCATTATAAAATGAGTCCAAAAAGAGTAAGTGCTGGTTATACAAAAGATGGTAAAAAAATATTTAAACGAATGTTTATTATTGAAAAAATTAATCAAAGTTCTTCTTCATCAGTTAATTCTTCTACTTTCAATGATTCTTCATCTGAAATTACTTTATCAGGATCAACATCATTAAATTGAACTTTATTTTTTAAGTAAGCACTATAAAATACATTTTTCTTTGTATTAACTGTAGAATAAACATCTGCAACTTTTAAACCCATAAACAATAAATTAGTTAAATATACTGTTACTGTTTTGTTATCTAAATAGTTACTGTATACAACAATAGAACTTAATATTGCATTAAAAATAAAGGCGGCTGTACATCCATAACCAGCTTTTTGATAATATCCATCATAATCCCAAATAACTTGCTTCTTTTCTGATGATAATTTTTGGAGAGCATTACCAACCGAATCATTATCAACAGAGGTAAATCTATTTACTTCTAAATATGAAATTAGTTTATTTTCTCTCTTAACTTCTATAAAATAGAGCATTAAAAAGGCTGCCATAGTTACAGCATTTAAAGATATTGCGCTTCTTGAAAGAATATCTTCACGTTGAATATTTTCATTAATAGAACATATTTCTTCACCACATTTTTGTGGAACAAAAGCTACTAAAAAAGCTCCCATAAGAACTCTATAAATTTCTAATACTAATGTACTTCCAACATTCATACGTTGTTGGAAGTCTTGGTCATTTCGTTTTTCATTTATTCTATCCATAATAGAAGTACGTTTTTCGGGAAGTGATTGTGAAATTATTTTTTCTGGTTCTAATTTAACATCGTCTGTATTTGTTATTAATGATTCACTCATTATAAATTATTTATATATAAAAAAATTTTTAAAAGATATTTTTATTATGTAAAATAATTTTATTTCTATAATTTTATTACCATTTGTTTTGACAGACCAAGTCTTTTTCAAATATTTTGTTATACATAAATTTATCATGTTTTTCAACATTATTTTCTCCTAATGAATGAACAAGAGCATCATATAATAATTCTAATTGTGTATCATTAAAACCAATATATTTATCACTTATAAGTTGTTTATTAGACCATCTAAGTTGTTGTATTTTATTATTTATTTCAAAATCTTCAATTTGATCATAATCTTCAAATTTTATCATAAATCCACCCTCACATCTTGGCAGTTTTTCCAAAGGAGGAGTAGATTGATCTCTATTATTATTATAGAAATCCAAAATAGGTTGATACCCATTAGGAAGAGCACTAATACTTACAGTAATTACGAATGACATTATGTAGACAATTATAATTTTAAATACTTTATTTTGAAAACTTCAATTTTTATTTTTTATAATTATAATTTAAATGGTTGGTTTAATTCGTAGTTTAGTATTATGTTGTTTTTTTTCTCTTGGAATATCTGAGACCTATTGTCCTATAGTAAATAATAAAGGAGATGATCGGAGAGAAAATAAAAATAATTTAAGAATTATGCAATATAATGTTGAATGGTTATTTTTGGATTATTATAAAGCAGCAGATTGTCCTGGTGATGGTTGTACATGGAAAAATGAAAGTCATGCCAAGGAGCATTTACAAGAAGTAGCTAATGTAATTAATAAATTTAGTCCAGATATTATTAACTTGTGTGAAGTAGAAGGATGTGATGAATTAAATAGTTTGAAAGATAATTTAAATTCAAATACTTATGAATCATTTATGATTAAAGGATCTGATACTGCTACTGGTCAAAATGTTGGTATGATTAGTAAAATAAATCCCATATCAGATTTATATAGAAATAATAATAGATATGATTATCCTATAGAAGGAACAAAATGTACTTATGATGGTTCTGGAACCGAAGGAATAAGTAAACATTTTATATCTGAATTTGATTTGAACGATATAAATATAGTAATGATATCACTTCATTTATTAGCCTTTCCAAGTAGACAAGATAGATGTATAGAAAGAGAAGCTCAATCAAAGGTAGTTGAGGAGATTATTTTAAGTTATATAGAGAGAAATTATGAAATAATAGTAATTGGAGATTTTAATGATTATGATCCGAATATTTTAGATTTAAATAACGATGTTCCAATTTCACAAGCAATTAATATAATAAAGGGGAATGATAATGATAAATTTACTTTATATAATGTAAATGAATTAGTAGAACAAAAATATAGATATAGTAATTGGTGGGATAAAAATAATAATTGCTATTCTACGAGTGATGAATTAGTATTAATTGATCATATATTTTTGAGTAAAGGATTGTATGATAAAATATCTAATGTCTCTATTTATCATGGCTATTATGAAGACTGTGAAAAAATAGATTCAGACCATTTTCCAATAATATTAGATATAAGTATTTAAACCTTTGTACATTTGAAACGCCGATTTTTAGCACTTTTTACATTTTGTAAAAAAATTGAAATAAATAATAAACTTTATCATATTAAATATAATATAGTTTAATGAGTGAACGAAAAACTAAGGTTCGTTATAATTATGATTTATTAAAAAAATATTGCGATGAAAATGGTATTGATTTAAAAAAGGATTATAGTAATGAAAGTATTAATAGAGATACTACCATAGAAGCAAAATGTTTGAACTGTGATGATACTTGTAGTAAAGGGTTTAGATTATTTATAAAAGTGGGTTGTTATTGTGAAATACATACAAAAGAAAATAAGCAACAAAAATCAAAAGCAACTAATTTGGAAAAGTATGGTGTTGAATATGCGTTACAAAGTAAAGAAACAAAGGACAAAATAAAAGCAACTTGTTTAAAGAATTTTGGTGTTGAAAATCCGTCACAAAGTAAAGAAGTAAGAGAAAAAGCAAAAGCAACTAATTTGGAAAGGTTCGGTGTTGAAAATCCGTCACAAAGTAAAGAAGTAAGAGAAAAAGCAAAAGCAACTTGTTTAAAGAATTTTGGTGTTGAATATTCGTTACAAAGTAAAGAAGTAAGAGAAAAATCAAAACTAACTTGTTTAGAAAGGTTCGGTGTTGAATGTTCGTCACAAAATAAAGAAGTAAGAGATAAACAAAAAGCAACCATGCTGGAAAGGTTTGGTGTTGAATATCCGTCACAAAGTAAAGAATTAATAGAAAAAGCAAAAGCAACTTGTTTAAAGAATTTTGGGGTTGAATATGCGTCACAAAGTAAAGAGGTAAGAGATAAACAAAAAGCAACTTGTTTAAAGAATTTTGGGGTTGAATATGCGTCACAAAGTAAAGAAACAAAGGACAAAATAAAAGCAACTTGTTTGAAAAAGTATGGTTGTGAAAATCCGTCACAAAGTAAAGAAGTAAAGGACAAAATAAAAGCAACTAATTTGGAAAGGTTTGGTGTTGAATATTCGATGCAAAATGAAGAAATAAGAGAAAAATCAAAAGTAACTTGTTTGGAAAAGTATGGAGTTGAACATCCTCTACAATACACAGAATTTTCTGAAAAAGCATCTAAAAACGCATATAAAGCATATGATTATACATTTCCTTCCGGTAGGATAGAAAGAATACAAGGGTACGAAAAATATATGTTGAATGATTTATTAGAAAAAGAACAAGTACAAGAAGACGATATTGTAGTAAATAGAAGCGATGTTCCTTGTGTTTGGTATGAAGACTTGAATGGAAAACAACATCGGTACTTTGTAGATTGTTTTATAAAATCACAAAATAGATGTATTGAAGCAAAATCAACATGGACCGCAAGTATAAATCCTGATATCATTATTATGAAACAAGAAGCATTAAAAGATGCTGGTTATGAATGCGAGATTTGGATATACGATGCTGATGGAGAAATTGTTGAAAAAATAGAGTAATTGTTATATAAATCGGCGTTTGAAATGTGCAAAGGTGTAAATTAGAAAAATAAAATTGAAGAGTATTATTAATATCCAATTAATATTAATAATAGTAGCAAAATGGAAGAATCCAATGTAATTCCACAAGAATGGATTGATACTTGTAAAAGTAAATTGAATAAAATAGGCGATTGTAAACTACCTCGTAATTATCCTGTTGGAAAAATTAATTTAAAAAAAGTCAAATTAGTAAGAAGTTACTTTTTATTCATTAATAAAACTAAACCAAATATATTTACATTTGCCCCTAATGTACATAAATACTGGAATGTTGTATTAAATAAAAAGATCTACTTAATAAATTGTATAAGAACGTCGTTAGATACAGATGATAGGCTTAATGAAAATGAAAAAAAGTATTTACAACTAACTATAAAAACTCTGGAAAAATATGATGATAAATATTGTGAAAAGATTATATTACCATTAAGTAGATATTTCTGTAACGATTTAATTAGAAATATTTGTGAATTTATATAAACGCGACGAAGTCGCTAAAAAACTACAGCCGTCGGCAGACACAAAAAAAAAGTTGAAGTGTATAATGGTGATTGGTGGTAAGTATAAAGTTATAATAAAGATGTCATCAGTAAGATTAAACGAGTTGTTGTATAAGGAGATGGTAGGAAGTGTGTTGTGTAGGCTGA